GTGGAAGTTGGCTTGGCCTTGCAATATCCGGCTGAGTTTATAATCATCAATGTCAGTCAATGGACTGGCGGCGCAAGCGCTGTAGATAATTCTTAGGAGGATAAAATATGCCAACAGTACTACGCACTGACCCATTAAGAAACTTTAAGTTTCGGGTTGCTATAACACCAAGCGGCGATAGCCCACTAAAAGACTTAGCAGACAACCTACCAAACTTAGGTTTTGCTCAAATGTCTGGTATCGCAGTTACAAACGAGGTCATACCTTACCGCGAGGGTGGTATGAACACACATCCACACAAGATGGTAGGCCAATCAGATTTTGCACCAGTGTCGCTGGCGCGAGGTGTTTTTGCGTCTGCCTCAGGGGAATCACTGTACAACTGGCAGCGGTTCTTACATGCGTGGCAGGGTGGTGTTTCTAACGGATCTAAGGGAGCAGTGTCAGCAGATAATGGTACTGAGTACCGTTGCACCGTTACTGTTTCAGTTTATGATCATCCTGTGACTGACTCTAGCTATAAGTATGATCTGGACCCATCAGCATCAGTAAGTGCTAACAACTTAGATGCAAGGTTAACAGTAAACCTGTACAACGCTTGGCCCGGATCTTATTCAATAAGTGATCTCAACGCTGGTGATAATGGCATACTGATTCAACAGATGCAGTTACACCATGAAGGTTTTGAGATGGATTGGGCAGTTAAAGATAACGCTTAAATAATATAAAACTCGTAATACATAGGAGGACCTAATGAGTGAAGACTTGGCGGCGGATGCTGCCGTAGTTAACGAAGCAATAGAAGATAAACCACCCGAAATGGCTGTGGCGGCACCAACTGCTGTCAAGCTACTTCGTGGTATTAAAGATGACGCAGGTAAGTGGCAGAAAAATGCGACTGTCCGAGAGATGACTGGAGAGGATGAAGAAGAGTTGGCTCGACTTAGTACTCAAGACGATCTGACATATGCAGATTACACATCTGCATTACTAACTCGTGCAGTCATGTCTATCGGTGGTCAACACCTTTCTGATGACTCATCTATAATTGACAGTTTGTTGATTGGTGACAGAGACATGCTATTCCTTGGGGTAGTTAAGGCCACGTATGGGAACGTACGCACGTTCACAGTCACTTGTGGATCTTGCTCTGAATCTAGTGAGGTGCAGGTAAATCTCGATACTGATTTTCCAGTTGCCAGTGCTAAAGGGTCACTTACAAAACCTCGCAAAGTGCTATTGAAAGATGGTTCTGAGGTTAAGGTCAAGTACCTGACTGGTGCAGACGCTCAGGCGATTGCACTTGCTGGTGAAACCCTTGCAGAACAGACTACGTCTATCGTTGCACACAGTGTTGTGTGGGGTGACGACAGGTCTTTTAAGGTCAAGGAACAGTGGGCAAAGGCTCTATCTGTTGCTGACCGTAGAACTATTGTTGACACCGTGTTGGATGACCAACCCGGTCCGAGTTTGGAGGAGGTGGAAGCCCCGTGCGCCCATTGTGATGAACCAATCATCATGATGCTCGACTGGGCCTCACTTTTATTTAGTTAATTTGACTCACGTTTATTGGGAATATGACATAATCGCTCAAGGCTATCCCGGCTTTTCGTTGAGCGACATACGGGATATGTCGGTGCGACACCGATCTTTTTGGTCTGAGATGGCTAGATGGAGGGCCACTTCCTAATGGCTATTGGTGACGATCAACTAAACCAAGAAAGTGTAAACACGGGAGGTAGACGAGAAGCTGGTTTTCAAACTATGAAAGCCCGCATGAAAGTTGACGACGGTGAAGTTAAAAAGCTTGCCGAAGGTTTAAAGCGTGTAGTCTCTATTGTTAAATCACTAACAGAAAGCTTTAAGGAAGCCAATAAGCAAGCTGGAGTACTTACTAAAACAATAAGTGGTATTTCTGGCGGTGGCGGTGGTAGCGGTGGTGTAGGCAGAACCGATGCGGGTGGCGTTGCCACTAACCCAGACTACATAAGCCAAGGGCCAAGTTATGCTCAAAGAGCAGGCAACTGGCTCAAGGATGGAGGAGGACCTGACGGCGGTGGAAGAAGTCGTGGGGCAGCCATGACTGACTTTGCTATACAGGGTATACAAGCCGCACACGGGGCAATACAGTCACGTATTGAAGGTGCCTATCCGTACATGCTAACTGCCGATAGAACAGGTTTACTGTATCGCCAAATGTACGGTGGTACCCAACTTGGTTATCAATCGCAGTATCGCCAACCATTAGCTAGTAGGCTGCTTGGTCCAAATGGCATTGAGCCATTGTTAGGTTTGCAAGCAGCTACAGGTATAAATGCAAACCAGATGGCTGGCTCTGTAGAAGCTATGAGGGTTTCACAAGGGTTTGGAATTTCTACTAGCCAAGCTGGTGGAATGATCAATGCCCTAGCACAGCCCGGATCATCAAACATGATGACACTACTTACAGGTATGGGCCTATATGGTCCGGGTGGTCGTGTAAATGACCCCATGGCAGTTATGCAGAATATGATACAACGATTCGGATTAACTAACGAGGCTATGGTTGCAGGTGCTTTTCAGCCCGGTTCTATGACTAGAGCAAATCTTAGACGTGCAGGTTTACCTGAAGACATGCAAAACATGTTGCTACAGTACGCCCAGCAGAACGTCAACTTTAGAGAAGCCGGTGGACGTGGGTTTTATGACCCATCCAAACAATCTGACAGACAAATGCTTGGTGTTGATGACTCCTTTGCTATGGAGGAACAACGCACCAGAATGACAGAGACTGTTAGGCAGGAGAAGTTCTACAGAAGACAGGTAGATAATTTCGCACAACTAGAGAAGAATACTCAAGGTCTCATTGAGAAGTTCCAGTTACTTGAAGACACCCTCAGTGGCATTGTTGGTGCTGAGATAAGTCTTAAGAACAAGTGGTGGATGCGTGCGGGAGGAAGTATTCTAAAGTCCGTAGGCGGAGCATTTGGCATGGGTGACACAGAGCACCTAGCCCAGCCCGGAATGGACAGTGGGTTTTCTTCGAGTCTTAGAAGAATGAAAAATGCTGCTGATGCAGAAGGCGTACCACTGAGTTTAACTAGTGGTGTGCGTAGTAGTGTGAAGCAAGAAAACTTGTTTAGAAGCAGATACACACCAAACCCTGACGGAGATGTATCATGGAATGGCCAAACTTGGAGTATTAATCCGGGAGCCAGTCCAGCAGCACCTCCGGGAAGGTCACTTCATGAAACAGGCCATGCCGCTGACCTTGGTCCGAAGTCATCATATGGTTGGATACAGGCTAACGCCGCAAGATTTGGATTAAGACACGGTGGAAGTTTTGGTGAGCCGTGGCACGTAGCTCCTGCTCATGTCAAAAATACAGGCGACGTGCGAGGTAATGCGGCAACAGCTATTAGGCATGTGAACTCTAACAGTGTTTCAGCACCTTCATCAACACCCGCATCGGTTAGCACCTTTGGTATGACTATTCCTGCCGCCATAGACTCTATGTCTTTTGGTGGTTACACCGACATCGGAGATGGTGAATCTATGGGTGGTGGCTCTGTAATTACTATATCGCCAACCATAAACCTACAAGGTTCTGGCAACACTAATACAGACGCAGAGCGTTTGGCACAACGAGTGATAAGCATTATCGAAACGTCTAGTGCTATACGTGCATTGAGGAGGTCATAATGCCTGCTGGGCAAGGAGACATGGGACTAACTTCGGGTAGGGGTATGTCGGAGGCAGTCGGCCACTATTCCCTTACTAATCCACCTTTTAATAACTACCCGACACAACTACCTTTAGACAACAAACTACAACGTGGTTACATGCGCCTACTACTGGACAATAGAGGCCCTACTGGAGGTGTGTCTCCAGATGCAAATAGTGTAGACAGTGGCACAAGCTCTGAAAGGGTGCCGCCAGCACCGCCCATGACTAAATTGAATTTTCAATTCAACCCTAACCAACTACGTAGAGATGTGCAGGCTAGGGCAGACACACAACTCTGGATCAATCAATCCCCTGAGCAGCTACTCATGCCCGGTATTGGCGACATGACATTTTCTTGGCAGATGCTGTTTAATCGTGAGGCTGAGGTTATGCAGAACCCTCCCGGATTCTTCACAACAGACGAGGCTGAAAATAGAGCCAGCGGTGCACAACATCCGCTGGATGCTCTGTTGCTTAATCTCTCTGATAGTTCAAACGTGCAACACAACACAACCGAAGAGTTTGCACAAAGGTTGGGAGTGCTGGCCGACATCATGGTGTTAGACAGCATAACTGGTCAGAGAATATCACACGAGTTTTATGAATATGCAAAGGCGTATGCCACCTATCAAGCAACCACGCTGTATGATGAGGAAGAAGACGATAGCGGCACAGCCGTTTTGGTTGACGACTCCATGCAAAATGACATGCTTAACATGAACGTTGGCAACTCTGCATTTTTGATACCACACCCTGTTAGGTGTGTGTTTTCAGAAAACTTTATGGTAGATGGTTACATCAATAGTGTTAGCGTTAACTTACTAAAGTTCAGCCCTGACATGATTCCCACAGTGGGAATGGTTGACATTTCTATGCACGCTCTTTACCAAGGATTTGCACGCAAGAACACTTTTATGACTCAAGCCATAGATAGGATGATGGACCCGGATGAAGCTAACCTGACTGAAGGTCAAGCGGCTGAAGTTGAGTCAATTATAGATGAAAAAAATGGCATTGGCTCCGACAGAACAGACTGGGGAGCAGCAAAGAATGAGTCAACCGCTGGTATGGAGTTTATACTTTCTGGCATCGACCACTCACCGAAAGCAGAGAGGGAAGAAGCTCAGTTAAACGATTTCAATGCGACAGGTGCAGACTACACCGCTAACGGATCTGCTCCGATGAAAAAGGGCAAAGAGAAAGAGAGTGCAATGACCTTTCAACCTGTTTCCTCACTTCTTAACAGTAAGTGGGGTGTCGCACAGATAGATAAGGCTACTAGTGCTACTGAAAATTACGAGAGCGACGTTGCTCAGAAAACTTTAGATGTCTGCACATTCCACTACGAAATAGGGTTATCCATTAGGGCTAGGTTATCGGTTGAAGAAAAAGCGGGTGATCACACCGATGATGCAACGTCGTTAGCTGCTCTGTGGACAGACGGTGGTAAGAATGGTTTTGAGAATTATAAGACAGACCAACACTTCTTCGGCAACTGGCCTAGGGAAACCCGCAAGTTGTTGTTTAGTGAGGGCATTGATTTCGCAGCAGATCCCAAATTCTCTGGCTATTCACTATCACCAGAAGCCAAGAAATTTAAAGCTGGGGACCCAAAGGAATACACACGTTCCTTCCCCATCTTGGAGTTAAGAAACCATTCAGGAGAGTATGGTGATGAGGTACGAGTAAAGGCAGGTGAGTTTAAGGTAACCGCCAAAATATTCAAACATTTCACTGGTGTAGTAACTGGCCATCTTTATGCAGATCAACAAATAGTGATTTCGCCTGAAGAATACACCGTAAATTTGGCTAAAGGGTTTCACCCTAACCCAGCCGTCGCCAATACCTTGACTGCTATGCCGCACCCCTTTGTTGAGTTTTTAACTTTAGAAAGTAAAGACGGCAATACTGCTAATAACATAAAGTTCAAAATATGGTACCAGTACTGCACAACTGTCAGGTATGTGACTAAACATAATACCGGGAAGATTATTGATGATACTGGAAGGATATATGTACACGGTATGAGCAAGAAAGCAGGCTTGGTCAAAAGTGCTAAAGATGCACAACTATACCTAACAACTCAGGGCTCAATACAAGGCAAAACAATAATAACGGATAGTAAAGGTAAGGGCGATACAAAAGGGTGGTTGGAGTACAACGATCTAAGCGAAGACTTACACTTTGATTATATTGGTGGACTCGATGGTAACGAAGAACGAACGGAGCTTAACTACCATACTATGGTGGCAGGCACCGAGAAAGGTGCTAATGATAAGAGACTACGAGGGTATGCCATAACACGCGATGGTATCCGATGGTACGGAGGTTAAGTATGGCACTACAACCAAACTCCCGATACTCGATAACCACAGACACATTTGGTAGGTCTATATCCACAGAGAAGGACCGCATACCCACAGGTTATGATGTAGTTGTCAGTGTAGACGGACAAACCTTTGAAGAACTTGCAACAATTCATCTAGGAGACCCGACTCTATGGTGGAAGCTAGCGGACATCAATCCAAGAATTAAATGGCCTGATAACATTCCGCTAAACACCAGAATACGTATACCGAGGGGCTAATTAATGCCCAGTTCTCCTTTTATCAAACAGCCATCGTCTGTAGTCCATGATTTAACAGTGGAAATAAACGGCGTTGATACTTCATTTTATAGCACCGTTGAACGAGTTGATATAAGTCTTCGACAAAACGAGCATGACTTAGCAACAATAACAGTCGGTGGTATGAGTGAGTTGGGCGTAACAAGGTACATGAACTTACCTATTCGTATACGTGTTAACGTCCCATACTCTGAGGGATTCACCTTTGTTGGCTACATTACTCAGATAACGCCAACTCATAAAGTCTCCTCGGGTAAAGCAAACGACAGTTTACTACAGGAAGCAACTTTGCATTGTCTGGGAGCAAGCTCCGTAATGAGGGGCAAGAAAAACAAGATATGGTCAGACTTCAACGTCTTGGGCATGGTCAAAGAATTATCACAGCTTTATAGCTTTTCTTACTCCTGTCCAGAGGCTAGTTCCTGTCCAAACATCCCTAGGTTGGCACAACGAGGTATGTCCGATTGGGAGGCTTTAACAAAGGCCGCCATTAATTCAGGCTTCGCTGTCAATGTACATGGCACCCACATACATGTGTGGAAACCTGACAACGCCAGACAGTACGGTGCGCCTACAGGTACTCTAACTTCTGTGTCTTCTACTGCTGCCACTAGTTTTGAAGGACCCGGAAGGATCATGGAGTTTGATGGTAAGTTCGGATCAGCACACGCATTTGGAGATGTCAACGTAACAGAGGCAACTGTGTTAGACATCAACGGCAACTTGGTTACGGTAAAGGATTCAGAAATAAGTACAAACAAGTACGGTACTCCTATCGTTTCGACAGTGTCAGATTCTATAGCCATAGAAGCAATATCTCAGGAAGACCTGACCCGTAGACTAGGTGCTATTAACTCGTACTCAGACGCATTTATTGCAGAGGCAACAACAACTGGAGTAGCCGGACCCATACCCGGAAGTGCTATCGGTGTGGACGGATTCTCTAGTGAGTTCGATGGTATGTGGACTGTTAGGTCAGTGACTCTGAAGTTCAACAGGGGTCACTTTGTGACTCACTGGGAGATAACTCGCAGTAGCTTAGGTAGGAGATTACCTAAGGGAGTGAGTATCAACTACGCATATACACCTGCCCCAGCGCCTAAGATGATAAACAACAAATGGAAGACAACTCTCAGAAAGACATACGAATATGCCACATCATGAGCAGTCAGAACATGTAGAACAACTACTGTCTACCGATTCGCAGATACATAGAGCCACTGTAGTTAGCTCCAATAGAGAAACTGGTGAGATTATAGTCAGAGCGCCAAACGTAACAGGATCTGAGAGCACTATCAATATTTCAATGGCTGGTCGCAAACCAGTGGATGCTGGTTACTATGGCAGATACTACGATGATGGTACAGTCCCCGCCGGTGCTCAAAAACAGTTAAAGAAGTGGTACCTAGCAGGAGAGCCGTATAAAGACGGAGAAACGTATGATTATAACCGTGGTGATTACCATAAGACTTATGTAGTTCCAGAGGCTGGTGATGAGATTATTATTTGTCGAGAAGACGCTGATTACACCAACGTGTTTTGGATAAATACCTACACACCACACTTTCCGCCCTATCAAACGTTCACATACGGGAATGACTCAACACACCCACACTTTAAAAACACTACCAATACTTGGTT